AAGCTTCCTCGTATCCATCGCCCTTAGTTCCATCTGCATACTTAGGTAACTTCTTACCTCCGTATTTAAACTTAGCAGCTGATTTAATACCAGCAATAATCTTCTGGTCTTCCTGTGCTGCATACAACTTATCAAACGCGCCCGTAGAAGCCTTTAAATTGAGTTCTGCGGTCTTTCTATCTATTGGTGAGGCAGATCTATCACCCAGGACCTTTCGTGCCTTAGAATTGACTTTTGATAGGTTAGAAGCCATATCAGCAAATGATCTATTACCAACTCCTAAGCTATCTGACAATATCCTTGTACCATTCTCTAATGATACTGGTATCTGATCATCCTTACCCCTCTGTGATGAGTTGTGACCCACTGCCTTCTGTATCTCACCGTCAGGGTTCATCATCACCTCCTTGTGGTCTACCAATGCATTAGGATTGTTTGAATGGGGTTTCTCACCTCCATATTTAAATTTGAACTTGCCTCCGCATTTATATGTTCTTCTGCTTCTTAACATAGCATCATCAAATACATGAGCCTCCCTAGTTCTTGCTCTATCTAAGTCTAGGGTTTCGGCTGTTTTATACTTTCTATCAACTTCACGTTTCATTGCACTGCCGTTAAGCAATCCAGCACCAACACCAAGAACAGTGCCGGCTACACCACCAACTACACCACCAATAGGACCACCTATAGATGAACCAATCTTCTCACCAGCAGCTGCCCATGTTGGGGCTGTTTGAGCTACAGCTGCACCCATATATCCACTCTTAGTGCCACCTCCTGCAGAAGATGCTAACTTATCAGCTTGTGCTGATCCCCATTTTTCTATGTAATCAAAGCCTGGTATATTCTCAAGGAGTGATGTACCACCTGATGCATCTCCGAGCTTACTGACTGCATTATCTACCTGTTTAGCTCCACTGTATGTATCTGAGCCTGTAGCGGAGAATCCACTTCTTGATTTAGATTCATCAGCATACTCGTTGTTAACAAGACTAGACTCCGGTGCCGCCGTAGCAACACCAGAGTTAGTATTCGTTATCGCAGCCTTATTCTTAGCTGCAGTTTCATCTGCACTAAACATAGATCCAAATGTATTCATAACATTTCCAAACTTACTATTTGGGTCAGTTGTGGCTCCAATCACGGACTGCATATCAAACTTACCGTTCTTCATGAAGTCGCCGAACTTGGAGAACATTCCGGCTAGTTCGTATTTTGGAAGTTGTGGGCTATAGACTAACCCACCCTTCTTGTAATTCTTTAGTTTCTTTTTCATATTTAGATGTAGCTACTTCTAAATGTTGTTATAACAGAAGGCAGCTTAAATTCACCACCGCCATTATTAAATTCAAAGTTCTCTATAAGGTACTTACCTTTCATTCTATTTGGATACATATACTCGCTATCTGATTTAGCCCTAGGTATTGCAAATCTGTAGTTGTCTTCACGCCTGCCTATGAATTCAACGTTATTAGACACCATAGAAGGTGCCTCAAAATTTATAGTTGTAAAGTTTAATCCAGGTTCTCTAAACTCAGCTGAGTATTCAACATTGTCAAATACTTTTGTTACTGTAGGAGACTCATTTGCAACAAACCTAAGCTTAGCTGCATCTATACATGAATCAACATTATGCTTCCTAAGTATAGCTGTCTTATCGAATGAATACAGGTCGTTAAACTGTCTTGTGTAGAATGTTGGGTTATTGGTTACAAACGTAGTTGGAGCCTCAATAAGTTCGCTATATACTATCGTACTAGCCGGCTCTTGCACAGCCTTGTCGGCTCTATAATACATATCATCTCTTGGAATGAAGGTCATAAGAATCTCCTTATACTTAGGGTTATATGCAAACGCAAGCTTCGCATTGAATCCATCGTGGTACTTATTCAACCACGATTGGAATCCCTTCATCTTAGACAACTGACCAACTCCACCCTTGTATATCAATACCTCATGCTTATTATGGTCATACCAGTATATTGCATTATCGCTAGATGCATACACACCAGAAGCATAGTTCTTAATACCATAGTTGTCTAATACAGATGATGCTATACCATTCTCTGTAGTTATATACGTAGATGGATTCTTTAATACGCCTCCAGTTCCTATGAGAAGAGCTGTCTTTGATGCATCTTCATTATTAAGAAGCTGCCTTTCGTTTACAGATAATGCAGCAAATGCTGAATCCTGCCATACGTAAAGCGTATTATTGAAGTTGTATAACCCAGTTATTGGACCAAACCTTGAATCTAAATCAATGAAGTCTCTGTTATTAAATCTAGTATAACTATCAACACTATCGTTTATAACCTTTGTCTCAGAGTATCTAACCCTACAGTCAAATACGCCACTACCTAGTGTCTCTGTGGCTGACATAGAGTTCTGTATGATATCCTTGTCTATACCCTCGTCGTATATGACGGTCAATGGATTCATTCCATTTATCCTTTCGTAGTACTTGCCTGATATTGACCCAATACCTCCAAGTATATTGTTATAGTAAGATCCATGATGCCAAGGCTTAGATAAGGTGGGAACATTTGAGTGTTGCTTTTTATTGTATGCCAACACCGACGTGATAACCTCACCAGAGGACTTTGGCCCAGAATCATGATACCTAGTTTCATCCTCAGTCTTAGATGCTAGCATAGTATCAATGTCGGCAATATATTTGTTAGGTAATTCAGGGTCACGAACCCTCCAACCACCTTCAAATCTCTGCAATGGAACATTACCCTCGCATTCGATTTGGGCTGGATTGTAACCATACAGAAGTGATATATTAACCTGACTCTCTATGGGTATAAATGCCTGAACTTGAGCGCTAATACTCTCTTCTGTAAATACAGAGGCATATGGGTCTTTGTTTCTATCTCCATAGAATCCAGCTTCATCGTCACTATCAGATTCTTTATTATACGTATAGTACACTATTTTTGCTGTAGCATTATCACCCTCCGTGCTTTCATTATATCCATTACTGTTGATGCTTCCTAATTCAGGTGATAATCCATCTGCGTTTGTTCTCGTTAGGTACGTACTTGTGTAATCGTATACGCATATATACTCATCTCCACTAAATATAACCTGCTCTATATGTGATGGATATACACTATCGTCTGAATCTAACTTGCTTGTCATGTACATAAATGTTCTACACTTATCAAATTTATCAGACTCAAGCGGAATTATAGCTCCACCGGCTGGTGCGTATTCTATCTGCTGTCTTGTAATTTGATTCAATCCAATCAACTTAAATGGCACCTTAACGTCGACAACTAATGTTGTAGTGTAGTCCATTACGTTATAATAGTCGCGCACACCATTAACACTGTTTGGTTGTGTTCCATCCAATAGACTTGATGCATAACATCCGGTTATCGTATCAAAGTCACTATTGTCAACATTTACATACAACATCTCTCCATGAGATGGGCTTGTTCTTCCGCGTTTACCAGTTGGTTCCGAAGAGCTACCTCCAGTCAAGCATATCATATTCTGACCACCAAAAGGAAGTCTATGGTATCTATCGAGTGTGGCTGTACTACCACTAAGGCCACTCAACCAACTTGCCCCACCAAACCAGTACCATGTTCCTAATGTTGCAAGAGATAAAGCCGCATTGATGGCATCAAGCTCGTCGTCGGAAAACGCACTATCACTATTGTAGTAGTTGGTAAGAGGAGCCATGTACATATATGTAAATAGGCTTGTGTTTGAAGTGAACTTCGCGATACTTTTATCTTCGTACAATTGACATAATAAACCAGAACCATATGTCATTCTACCCCTATCTGTTCTAATTACATTTGCATAGCTAAAATCATTTATACCTAGCGACACATCAACAACGGTCTTACGACTCAATGGCGAACTATACATCTTTCTTATACCATCGTATTTGTATTTTGTTGACTCAAATTCGTTAGACTGATAGTAGTATCTACCAACCATATTCTGTCCACCAGACATTGTTGGTAGGTACGCAACAACGACATCTTTCTCAAGTTCTGTTGCCGCACTACCAAGGACAATATCTTTAATATTTTCAAAGAAATCGCTAGCATCTTCCCAGTACTTAAGACCATTGTAGAGCGCACACATATGTATTAGTGATCCATCGCAACATCCAGTTGATATACCGCCAACAGAAGTAGTTGTAGAGGTCTGTATTCCTTGATCCCTATAGTTAAATGAATGAGATCTTTTTGGGGTTATTTCTGCAAATGAATAACCAGCGGATTTAACAGCGGTATACTTAGAGACCTCCTTATCTATCTCAACAAAACCATCGTATTCGTTATATTTATCCCCCTTACTCATAAAACCGCGAACTATTCTATCCATGTCGATATTGGCTGTATCAATCGACGAAAACGCCTGGAAGTATGACCCGGTTGTTTCAAGTGGTGGGGAAGGTCGCCATTCGCTACTTATACCAGCAATTAAGCTTAATAACGGAGAACCAAGGTTCTCTAATCCATAATTATCATGTCGTACAGTAACGTGACCATACATCATACTACCATCATCCTCGGCTCCATCTGGTGTAACCGCACTAAATAGCGCTGTATTTCCACGAATAAAACACCCATTCAATGGATACCCCAATCCGTTGTAGAGGTTTCCTGCTTCAGTATTACCATCGCTAATACACTTATTGATTGGATCCATACCTGGGTATGTGTACTTCTTCATGACATACTCAAACTCAGGAGATATTACACCAAAGTTTGTTGTTGATGCAGGGAATAAACTACCAAATGATGAATTTCTGTAGTTGTCTGGTGATATGGCATCCCTATTTCCATCTATATACTGAGAGTATAATGCATTATTGTTTGTCCAATTTATTGTAACATCTGGTCTATCACTACCGGCGTCTGAATTGGTATGTGTTCTATATGGTATATTATTTGTTGCATCGTTATACTTCTGTGTGCCCTGGTCTTGATATAGTATCTTAGTTGGAAAGAATGACCTTGGGTTACCGTATGACGACACAAACCATGTTGGCTGGAGCGATGATTCTTCTCCATTTCTATCGTAGAAGTATGCTGCATTTTCATCTCCGTTAAGCTCACTCGCTACCGGACCGCTAACATTGCCAGCCCAGCTTTTGCTTCCGTCTGTGTTGTGAAACAACGATTGAAGAACTCCGGTTGCAACAACTGTTTTGTTTTCAATAGCCTTTCCGTGTCCGAATTCAGATCTCTGCACCCTAAGTATCTCAAATGAATCCAACCCCTGGAATGATGCTTCAGCTTTCTCTATAGCAGCCTTTAGTACATCAATATCAAACTTAAACTTAATACCAAGTACATTTGCAAACACCATAGATCCATCGCCATCTATATCGTCATACCCCGATCCATTGCTCTTATGTATGGTGAAATAAGGTATAACAGCAGATGATGGAGTCTTTATATCTCCAATCCAGAATGTAGCACATCTCTTACCTCCGAGCGTTCTAAATGCTATTATATATCTATAAACCTCATTTCTCTTAAGAGATCTAAAGTTTGATATAATGAATGGATTGTTATATCCACCTGCATACTTGAGTCCTTCTTTGTAATCTGGCTCTATATTTACAATCTCCTTGTTACCAGAGAATTTTATAAGGTTGCCATTGGTTCCGCTTGGAGCAAATCCGCTGTTTATAGATATGGTATTATTCGTATTCCAGTCATCGTCTGATTTTGGGTCGAATACTCTTCCATTTTTATGCGATAGGTCATGAGATCCAACTGTATTAAGACCATAGAAATTATGCGTCTCATTGTCAGATATTGCAATCTCCTTAGTGACAAACTCGTATGAGACTATAGGTCCACATCCTCCAATCCAATACTTACCAGCATTCTCTGGGTTTTGAAGTGGGTCACTATAGACTGACGTATCGAAGTCAAAGGTCTTGTCGAATCCATAGTTGAAGAATTTATTGTATGTTTCGCCAACCTCCTCAATAGACTCAACCAATGATGCGTCATCGTATGGTATATAGCAATCAGATGATGAACCAACTGTGTTCTTGTCGTCGTCAAGCACATTGATATAGTCAATACCATCGCCTATCTTAGCAAGACTTATATGTCTCCATGAAGGTATCTCATCATTTGCGCTATTATCTCTTATATCACAGTAGCCATATCTATTAAACGGATATGCTCTGAAGTCAAGCGCCTCAGCCTCACCATTATCGGAAACGCCAAGTGTTGACTTTGTTGTCTGAGGCTCAATCACGTTTGCAGCAAAAAGTATATTGTCTTTCTGCTCAAGATATCTTGGAGAGAATATCGTACTAAGCGCAGAGTTGCCTTTATATATTGCATCTATGTCAGTTATTGGTGTGGTACCAGGTCCACCCTGATCTTCGAATGTAAAATACCCACCGACTGGGGCTCCGTCGTCATCAAATACGTATTCTAGATCTAGTATTGATTTTGGCGCAAATGATTCCCATACAGATTCACCGTATCCATTAACCAACCCTGGCTTATAGTTACGTATTATTGTTATGAATTCATATTGGTCTAACAGTTCCTTTGGTATAAATACCTTTAACCTTACACCACTGTTGGAAAATGTAGGCTCTGACTCCTCCTCGCTGTTTGCATTTGTGTGTCCCCATTTACCAGACCTAAATTCACCAATTGTGCTGGCTACATCTTTGTATAAGAATATAGCTCCAGTTGGAAGTGCAACACCTGACTGAGATCCTCCTGCATTTGAAAGGTAATATGAATATCTGTATGAACCGTTTTTAAGACCTCCACTTACTATATCGGATAAGAATAGGTTATTGTATGGTGACAATGGAACTATAGATGTAGCGTCCTTTGATTTATTCTTGAGATAGTATCCACTATAGGCCTTTATGATATTCATATTCTGGATCTGATTATAACCATCAGCCCAGTATATTTTAACATTGGTATCAGATTCATATATCATTGTAGATGATATAGGCTGATGTATACCATACTCTCCAACCCTAACTAATGTACAGAAGAAGTGATCCTTCCATGTTGTACCGCTAAATCTGTCAAGTGGTATGTATCTGTTGTTGATATCATCATCACTAGGATTATCGCTAGTCTCGTTTTCGTATACAACATTGGTTGTTATCTCTTCGTATTCACCAGTCTCATCATTCTTACGTAGCAATGTCTTATTGCTATTTCTGTATAGATCACCTAATGCAGTCCTACATGTATCTTCATTGAATACTGGCCTATTCTTTGGATCCTTAGTGAAGTCCAACAGATATATTCTATCGATATGTGCATCTGATCCTGATACCTGCTCTCTGGTGAACACAACAGCATACTGCCTACATGAATCAACATGTATTATACGTTCATCATTCTTTGATGGAGTATACTTACCATCATCTGTTTTCTTATCTGGATCTACATGGAATATGCGCATATCATATATAGTTTCTACTCCATCGTAGTTACATGCTACTCCAGTAGAACCATCATCATTCGTAACTATACGAATGTTTTCTGCATATTGGTATGTACTATTCTTTGCAAGTGAAGGATGAACATCCATATTCATACCCTCACTAAACGTATTTATAGAGTACATACCTTCTTTTAAATTTGGCATAATTATAATCCTTTATGTCTGTAATTGTAGTAAGGCCTATTGGTTTGATTGTAGATCTCCTGCTCGTCTCCGCTATGTGTAAAGAATGTAAGATTCTCTTCAATCTCTGGAACGAGTCTTTGCCAGTTATTCTGCATTGTCTGCAATTCATCTGTATCTGGCATCATGCAATCACCATAAGCCTGCTTTCTGTATATATGCCAGTTATTCTTTATCTCTGCATATAACTGAGCATTCAATGTACCTCTTAATACCTCTGGGAACTTAAGCTTCATAGCCACATACCAATAGACTGCTTCCTTGTATGAAGCTATATCTGGTATCATTGGGAAACCTTCCTCATCAACATTAAATGCTTGATAAGATATAGTAAGGAATCCATATCTTACATTGGTATTGATAAAGCCCTTATTAAGCGTATATACAGGCTTAAAGTTAGTTCTAGCAGATCTAGCTGTAATAGTATCTGGTGCTATGTTTGTATTAATCATAGACATCAATACTGGCAATACGTGATTAAATCTATGCTTCAGATGAGGCTCGTGGTGATGGTCGTGATGATGTTCATGGTGTTCGTCTTCATCATGCTCATCGTCTTTCCTGTGTACATGTATATCATGCTCATGATAGTCGTGATGCACATCACCATCTGCAAGTCTCATGATTATATCCTTAGCCTCGTTATCTGATATTGGTCTATGCACAGAATACATACCTCTAACGAGATGTATCAGCTGTTGCATTGCATCACCTCTGTATACCAAAGATGGACCATATTCGGTAAACCTATCAATCCAATATCTATCTGCATCCCAGCAGTCAAATGAACCAGTAGCCTTGGTCATTGGCATTAGGTTCCTCTGAGTACCATCAAACGAATAGGCACACTGGACCAAACTGTGAAGATCGTCTGGTATTCTTACCTTATAGTCCACTATAGGGACAGTTATGACTTTCTTCACAAATTGGTCGAATGCGCCTATTTTCTCTATGGCTTCAGTTATCCATTCCCTTATATCCGTTATTCTATGCAGTTCCTCCTGTATATCGAGGTCTGAGTATATCTTAGCTACAACCTCTTTAGCGGATGTAAATTTGTAAACCATATTATACTGTTTTAAAATTATTGTAGTAACCGTTGTTGATTACCTTTTGCATCTTTCTTTTGAATTGCTTACTAGCGACAAACATATAATCACCAAACATTCCTCGGTCTCTTATCCATCTTAGTGATATCGCATATCCCCTGGATGCTACAAATGGGTCATCCATATTTGGCCTAGTTCTAAGTATCTTACGCATCATATTAACAGATGCTTTCTTCTTTATGATCCTAAGACCACCTATACCATCACCAAGGTATACCTGATTGCCTTCCAGCAGTTCCTTCTCTAATATATTATTATATATATATATTATATTATAATAATCTATATAGTCTATAGATTTATCTAATCCTACAGATATACAGTAGTATACATAAGATGCAATTATACTGTGATTATGATATAACTGAGAGTTCTCATATACTGTTTTGTTTCTATAATCAAATCCAGCTCTATATACTCTCCTGATTGCTTCCTTTGCAATCTCATAATTCTCATTACTGGTATCAACTATCAAGTCTGCTTCGCTTATCATACAAATCCTTAAGCTTACCAAACAATCTATTTATCTCGGACAGATCATCATTAGCATTGTTAGTTCTATCGCTTATAGCCTGAGTCATCAAACCAAGCTCCTTGCTGTATATGAACTCCTTAAGCTGTGCTATTATGTTCGATGGGCATTCATATGGTGCATTGTAGTCATACTCTATATAACCAGTATTGGTAAGTATGTTCTGCACTTCTGTAGGTACCTCAAATATAGCCTTAAGGTTTACAAGTTTGATAGGAAGCAATGACTCTATATACAGGTAATCTTCCTTCATGTATGCGACTATATCAAACTTAGTCCATTTACGATGCCTCTGTCTTACAGCTCTACTCTCCGGCATCAGCTGTATCTCCTTGCCAGATATTGTAGTGAGCTGCACTATTCCGTTCTTGAAGTGAAGGTCTATGGTCTTTGGTATCTTAGTCTTAGATCTAAACACCAACAGCTTTAAGTTTCTTCCTGATAGGTCTCCATAATCAAATGGCTCCATCTCAAGTCCATTCACCTCTTGAACATATGTTTCATTCACATATCTCCCTCTATCCAGATCCTGCTTCAAAAGCATAGATCTGTATTGATGTATCCACATCTCAATCTGGTTTCTGGATATCTGTTCAGACTGTGCAATATTGTTGCCTCTGATTACATTCATGATATCCTGAATGATTGTGTTAAGGGAGTTGTAATGTATATAACCTATGTTAGTATCCATTTTATTCGTTTTAAGACGTTTTATCTACCTTATGGAACAACTTAAGGCGCTCCGTAATAGAACGCCTCAAATCGCCTAAAAATGGCCTCATTTAACGTGTTGCAGCAACACCATAAACTACGCCACCAACTATAATAGCAGAACCTACTCCAACCCAGAACTTATTCCTGTTCCACCAGTTGTTCTTCCTCTTAAGTTGCTTATTGAGATCTACTATGTTGTTATTAAGTTCACCTATTGTGATGTTCTTAATTGCAACTATAGAGTCTGTAGCTATAACCTTCTCTTCAAGAAGAACAACCTCATCCCTGAGTGCGTCATTAGCATTCTCAAGTGTTGTTATTACTGTATCAGCTGCTGCTATAACAGAATCGCACACGTTGGTTGATTCTGTGATCGTTTCTTTAACTGTATTGTACTTAACTATAACTTTAGACTTAGCGTTGTCAAGAGAATCGGCTCTATGCTTGACCCGAACAAGCTGGTCGTCTAGCTCCTTTATTCTCGCCTCCATAGAGGCCGTTTTTACGCTGTCTAAGGCGTTAATAGTATCGACTGGTACAGCTTTACCATTGTCACTATCACAACGCACCAAACAGCCTAAAATGAGGCCTATTATAAGCATCGCTAAGTAGTTAAGTACAGCCTTGATATTAATCTTCATCTATGTCTACTCCTGTTAAGTCCTCTGCCTTGTTATTTACGAATCTCTTGATTATCCTGAATATCTTTGCATCGCTTATATCGCACATATTCTCAAGCCAACTCGAGAACTCTACTAAACATACAAGCAAACACATACCCTTTGTTAGCATCATAGATTCACTGTCTAATACATGGTTATCCAGGAAGAATAGTAAGACTGCGCCTATCACAACGCCTATTATCTTACTAATGGTATTCCATGCTTTCTTACTCTTGAACTGATACTTCTTACCAGATTTCTTAGCTCTCTTGGCGTATGCAACATTTCCTGTTACGAAGTCTACGCCAATAAATACTAGCATAAGTATAAGTATTGGTGCTATTGGGGAGAAGTATGAGCATATGAAACTTATAACATATATTAATATCTTGTTTATGTTAGTTAATATTGTGTTTAACATTTTATTAAAATATGACATACGATACCGGGTTTATTTTGTCCATAACAAACATACCTACAGTAGCATGTATCTTTCTATTTTTGTCCGCGACTACAGGCAGTGTGTCAAACTCATCCGAGATGAATTTGTCTCTCATATCTGAAGATACTGTATCTGCAAACTCACTGCCATCTATAGTTATGCAAACTACATCTTCGTCTATCTTGACGTCCCACTTGGTTATCATATCACCTCCCGCTCTATCCTTCTTGGGTTGTAAACAGGTCCTCTAGCAATCCTTCTATCGTCACCATCGTCAGCAAAGATTGTATTCTCAAGTTCTATGATAGCTGGAGACTCTATACTATAGAGCTCGCCATCTTTAAAGAACTCAATCCTAAATCTAAGCAATCCTGGATCAAACATGAAGCTACTATCAGAGTCTATTGTAAACTCAAGTGTTCTGTCTGTGTTATCTATAATAGCAATACCATTCTCAATAGATGCTGTAAATACATATCTATTCTTATTAGTGAATGCCATTATACGAATGTTGTCATAAGATGTAAGATCAGCAAACTCGTCGTTTATGCTGCCAACCTTCATCTTAAACTTAAGCGTATCACCTATGAATCGCTTACACACCCTTCTTTCAGGTGCCTTCTTCATTTCCTTAGGAAACATGTTTTTAGATTTAATTAGTTATATACTTGATAAAGATAGATGTATAAGTATACTATCTAATCTTTAATTCCTGCCTTCTGTTTCTTGGGCTGTAACTTACATGAACCCAATTGAAACCATATTCATCGATCAGCTGATCAAATGGAAGGTTAAGCTTCTTTATTAGATCATATAGCTTCTTATTCTCCTCTGGAGTATCCTTAACTGTACGTATATCTGCAGCCTCTCCAGTTTTATGCTGACTAGTAGAACTACCTCCTACAGCCCTGTTTAACTTAGGGCATCTATAAGCTGAATCTACTATAATAGGAGCTCCATATGCTTCTCTGAGCGGATCCAAGATTAGCTCTATAAGCAATGTGAGCCTCTTCTTAACAGCCTCAGTTGGTGTATTATCTATCTTCTTTCTAGCTGCAGTCTTTGACTTACACAGCTCATTGATTGTAAAATACTTCATATTACTGTATGTTAAATACTGGCTTATCCGGATACCCGGTAGTAAAGTCATAGTTCTGAATCTCCTCAATTGTGTTCAATGCCTTTATCGCCATCTTATGCTCGAATGTTCTCTGCATACACTTTATCGCATATACTTCAACATCTTTGAATATAAGCCTCATGGTTGCAATTGGTATGTTAACAACACCAATCTTCTCATCACACAATGGATATGTGGTATTGCCTTCAGCTTCCCATTTATCTACAGCTCTCTCTAATGCCGTTCTATCATCTTTGTCAGCCCATAAACCAACTTCTCCAAGATAGAATTCATTAACAGCAGTAGACTTATCATATGTATCCAATTGAGCCAATCGCATCATTCTAACATCCTCTATATCCTGATTGTAGTGAATAGTTATAGATGTATCATCCTCTGTTATTGTATAGTGGTTTGTAATAGCACCATCCTTCACTATCATCTTATACCCATGCTGTAACATCAGCGCTGGATCTGTAGTGAATACCATAGAATCACCATCTATAAGTCTGTCTGGAGCGTATTCTATGCAACCGCTAACTAGCTTTCCAAATTTAGTATTCATAATTACAATTGTTTTATAGGTCCAGCAATAAATTGATCATTGGACAAACTTGTCTTAAATGTGTTTGAAACTAAATCATACATGCCTACAACGCTGTCGGAGTTTCTCATAGCCGGAACCAGATCGAACCTAATGATATTATTTTGGTACAGTATAAACTCACCGATGCTTCCTGGGAAGTATCCACTTACAGAGCCATTGTTGTTGTAGGCGAATATGTATATGTCTGGCATTTCGCCAAGTGGGGCGTTTGCCGATAATGCTGATGTAGAGTTAATGGTCCTAGTCCCATCTGTTAGTGAGTGGGATTGTGTACCATTTTGCCATACGAGATCAAATGTTACATTAGTTTGTGGCGCATCTCTGCTGGTCCAGTTCTGTCCGGTAGTACCCCAACGTATCTGCCATGTTCTACCAACGCCATCAAAGTAATGCACAAGCCTATGTGTGTTATTATCAAATCTTGTGTATGTACCAAACATCGGCACAAACACAGTTGCTGTAGTAGACACATTTTCTATATGCATTGTTATCACATCACTATCACTAACTCTAACGCCTGTATTTAAATATGCAGTCCCTGTGTTTGTTATATACTGAAGTTCTGTATATCCACTCGGTAATCTAGATTTTTTACGGTTACCAAGCAACGACATAAATATTCTATTTACCTTATTCATGACTATTGTGATAAATCATACTTTGTCCATACTGCCCATCCATCTCTAATGCCTATAATCCAATGCTCATCATTACCAAACGTAGGCCACTCATCGAATGTTATGGTCATAGGGAAATGCATAGTTACTGAACCAGTTCCTGCTGTTGAAAACTCTATAATGCAGTCTCCGCCAGAATACGAAAATGATTTATTCGATATGTCACCGCTGGCTGTATATATAGTATTATTCTTAAGCTGTAACGTGCTACCAGAGTTGGTAAACGTTTCATTATATGTAACTATATCGCTAAGTTTATGATCTCCTAAAAGTATTCTGTCATCCCTGGTTAATACGTCACCATCTATATGGGCGTCACTTACGCCTCCATCTATATATAACTGTACACTGGTGTATTGGTAGCCATTGTCATCATTCTCTGTTGAGATGTACAATACGTCATTACCCATTGCGTCTCTAAGCTCAACAAGGCCAGTATCATTATCGCCGTCAAAATCATATGATCGACTAACCGATGCGGATAAGATATCTGCGTATCCACCATTGTTAATATAAGTGTAGTAATCAGTATCTGCGGTGGTATATGAGCCATTATCTTCGTATGCAAAGCGATGTTTGTTCGAATACACAATTTCATTGCCATAACACTGGATTGATGTTTCCATTGACGATGTCAACCCCTGTACGCCATACCTTGTACCAGAATATCTATTCAAGCTAGTCCACACAATATAACTACCGTTTGGATTTCCTATAGTTACAGATCCAGTTGGGTAGAAGTCACTATCATCAACAGATATAGATGGATTTGTAGGTAATACCGGTACAGTTGTATCTATACTCCATACGTCAATAAATGCATTTAGTAGCGAGTTTCCATAACAAATTTTATTATTATCTATTGTAAACAAATTGGTTCCATTTGTTGTGAACAGCTTAACCACATTGGTATTGTTAATCTTCGTAGATTCCAGTAACTTCTTATCCGATAGCTTAACTATACCCTTACCATTGGTTCTAGAGCTTATATCTATCTGCTTATTACCATTCTCATCCTTAAGAACGATCTGACCATTCAGAATATTGGTAGAACCCTTATCTCCGTTTACCTGCAGTTTAATGCTATGCGTACTACTATTGCTATCGCTACGCATATCTATGTACGGCTTACTGCTTGCACCAGATATTACGATAGTGCGATATCCTTGATCAAAATCCTTAAGGCTTAATTCGCCATTCTGTATGATGGTCTGATATGTACGCCAGTTGTTATTTATGGCATCTAATGTAATAAGCTTCTCATAGTCACCTGAGCTACTGTAATCCCCTAACCATATTCTACCACTCTGTATTCTAGTTTGACCATTTATAGTCTCTGCGGCTTCGAGAGATATCTTACCTGGTTTATCACCATCTGTAGACATCTCTATATCAGTAGCACGTATTGATGTATCTGTCGTATATCCAAGGTCGCCTGTAACTGAATTCCTAAACCTCAGTACGTCATCAAGTCTCTGGTTGAACAACTCAGACCTATTGACGTCGACAAGATATGTATAGTTTGATGCAGGTGTCGCCGATGGGTTTATCCTGTCTGTTCGCTCAAAGAACCCCGCAAACTCATCGTATGGAGTCCTACCAGAATAGTGGTGTATATAAATAGCTACATCCAACCCAGGCTTAAAATCCTCAAATCCAGCATTTTCTACACTTTCCCCAACATCGAACAACTCAAGACTAAGTATTTTATTAGGATTTATTGTACCGCGTATCTCAAACGTTGGTTCAAAGTCTCCGTATAGAAATGTGTTTGTTATGCCAGCAGGTAATGCATCATCTTCTGTAATTTGCGAGTATTCAGCAAAGGAAATAGCAAAGTAAGCGCTATATCTTTTACCGGAACTAAACTCACCATGGCCTATTGCAACTATCTGCATTATAAATGTAGAATCTAGGTAATGGTAATCATATCCATCTGGGATGTTTTGCGAATCATACTTCAGTATCGAGTATCCAGACGTATATTGAGACTCATCCTCTATATACAGCACAGGCTCATTCTCACTTGATGATGATGTTCCATCCTGTACGTATGTCTCTCTGGTTCCATCTTTATCTGTAACCCTAACTATAATACCAGTATCATCTGGGTTTCTATACGCTTCTACAATTGGGCTGAATCCATCTTCACCTGGTGCACCGTCCTTTCCTGGTTCTCCATCTTTCCCTACCTTACCATCTATACCATCCTTAGCACCACCAAATGCTACATTGACTACATACTCAGGATGTATATCATTCATTAGACTTAACGTCCTGTGTCTGTTTTCATTCATAATTAATTGTTTTAGTTATATGGTATAATGTGATGCAACTCAGTTCTTTTGTCAGAATTATATCCAACTCTGAGTCCCATGTATTCATATATATCTATAGGACTAATAGGAGTCTGGCCAGGTCTCAGATCATTTACAGCGTCAACTATTTCATTTATCTTACCAAGCATACTAAAGACAAGCTTTGTGAATGCGACGTCTTCATACATCTCATCCTGCCGCAACACTGGATCACCAAATGTCATATCGCAGTATATCGAACCTGACTTATCAACGACAAATGTGTTTTTCAGCTTAACTTTCTCTACGTCGTCCTCAGTGTAATTATATCCATTGCCTACAGTGAATATACAGTCTCTATAGCCACTACCTTTGTGTGTTTTGCCTTCAGCATAAACTGCATTCTTTGCGCCAATCACAAGACAATTGTCTCCAGTTGCAGACAGCACACTTCCAACGAGCAAAGAATTTTTCGCAGGTTCAACCTCAATCCATTCCGGCGGGTTACCTGGCGCTGCATAACTAAGCTCAAGAGTTCCAGTTCCTATTATATGGTTAGTTATATTCAATGGCTCAGATACATTAGTTTGGTTCAATGTGAACTGACCTAAGATATTACCATTATCATTAACAAGCTGTATAGACTCATCGCTTATATTCGCATGTACCAAATACATCTTTGTTGATGATTCTGTAGATACAGATGTTGTTATTCCGTCTCCAGCAACACCCCATCCAACATCAATTGCGTTATGATTAAATCCTATTACATAGTTATTATCAGCATCTATATTTACAGTAATAGGTTCTGTACCAATTATAGGTAATTCCTGTGCTGTTACATCCTTACCATTGTATACAGAGAATTGTGTATAGATAATCTCATTACCTTCATCATCCTTACCGTATACACCATAGTCAGATCTACCACCTGATGCGGTGCTTATGTTGATAGGTGCTACCTTGGTAATACCATATCCTCTGGGACCTCTATCTCCCTTATCTCCTTTATCACCCTTATCACCTTCCTTGGTGCTATTAAAACGAACCTCAACAATGTTCTGCTGAGGCTCGTCTGGGTATGTAAAATTTATATTACTCATTCTGGTAAAGCTATATGATCGTAGTCGTTATAATTATACGTTCTATTTACCCCAGTTGTCTTCAAAACCCTTATTGCGGCGGACACATCCAATCCTCCTCCAGAATCAGCCGTCCTTGTTATTGCTATAACAAGCCTACGCTGACTACTGCCGCTGACCTCAGGTGCTGATAATACCCAAATTTTATTCGCACTTTCGTCAAATGAAGTCTCAAGGTTGTCAATAATCTTACTGGTTTCACTGGCCTCAATATTCATACCTTTGTTTGTACCATAGTCGTAATCACATGCACATATATATGAGTGGTCGTCATTAATATTTGCAATATATAGGCCACCAGGAATGGTTATGTATTGTTCATTTGTTAGGGCTATTGAATAGTCTCCAACAGGACCTCTGTCGGTAAACGTAACAGGGAATGTCGATCCATTAATATTAAATGTGGCTGTAGCGTTTTCGTTTATATACGCTCTATTATCATTGCCAACAATGATTGGGTGTTGACCCTGTGGTACGTCTACATTAGTCGTATATTTGTTAGTTACACCATAACTAGTTACATATACTTCTAGCTGCATTCCGCCGCAGTATGTTTCACCACTAACTTCGTCGATGTACGCCTTGTTTCCACTTCCGTAATCAATAGTCACATCTGCGGTTGTACTGCCATATGTTATAGTTCCAACCTTTTTGTTTAAATAATAGACTACATATGGGATTGTAAACGCTTGGTTCTTTTTTGCATTAATAGGGCCATTAGTATAAACCTTTCCGTCCCTTAATTTATATGACATCAACTTAGGCTCCGCAGATAAGTACCCATCATCACCGGTTCTAACTTTAACAAAGAAAACACCAGATATATCATATTCCTCCCTAGCGACACCTGTTGGTTCAAGCGAAAAAGATGTAATCGTAACCTCAAGCACATACTCTTTATTACTATCAAGTGGTACATATTTTATATAATCACCACTATCCCCATTCCACTTCTGCTTTCCGGTTGTTATTGGGCTGCCGTATTGCAAAACCGCAGTTGGCGCGACGCCATCGCCAGAACCTGTATACATAAGCTTTCTACTCATTTCTATCGTGTGAATAGAGGGCCAATTGTTTATATTGGCTAAATCGCTAGCATCACTGTATACAGACTTAGCTGGCTTGTTAGTTAGATCATTATACGACCCACTGGTTGCAACTGTAGACAATACTGGCTTATTCTTTATATAGTCGTCGGCTGAAGTATTAGATTGATTCCAGTCTGACTGTACATTAGGTTCAGCTGTCGTAGATATTGTATTATTACTACTTATTGTAATATTATTTCCAGCGGTGAGTTTATCCTGTTTACCAGCGATTGCCGTCTGTACATTTGCATATGTCTGATATCCTGCATCGTTAGTGAAGTTACTAAGCTTTGTTGGTCTATCAATCAAATCGTTATAGTTACCAGTCTTTGATATCTTATGCAGGCTTATGTTGCCAGACATAGATTCAGATGTTGGTGTCGCTGCTGATGTATTGTTTGTATTTAACGTACCTGCAGTACCAGTTGCTCCAGTATGACCATTGTACACATTGAATGTCTCACTTGATTCATCAGTGAGATGTATTGTAACCCTATTTGGTTCGCCATCAAATGTGCTCTGCTCTACTGATATGTGATCTATGCCAACGCCATCTTGACCATCTTGACCATTCTGTCCATTCTGTCCAGCCGCACCAGTAGAACCCTTTGTTCCATTCTTTATAAAGAACGACGAAGATCTACCATCTGTAAGTGTAGCTACTATTTTGTTTATTCCGCCGTCCTGCTGTGATGCCTCTACTTGTATTATAGATGCAACGCCAACACCTTGCTGACCTTGCTGTCCATCCTCTCCAACTGGAAGGTTGAAGGTTCCAAGCAGAACTTCTGGCGTTTGATCTGACCATACACCATACTCCTTATATAATGGTGAGTGTTGCTCTTCCATTAAACCAATCCTACCTATACTAACACCAGGCACACCCTGTATACCGGTAGCTCCAGATAGGTCTGTTATGAACTCATACCGCTGAGTTCCCTTTACGTATAATCTAGCATTCTCTGATTGATCTACACTATTGGTTATACATACGAATACACCCATTGGTACATCTGGATTACTATAATCAGCATCCATCTCAGCTATAGAGTTATATACCTTGTATATTGTAAATGGATCACCTTTCTCACCCTTAGGTCCTCTAATATTCTGCTCATCTGGGTTCTCAAGACCTTTATCATTAGTCCATGATATCTCACCTCCTATACTAACTGTAGGAGTAAATGTAGCACCAGTCTCACCCTTAACA